AAAGTGTTGCTTGTGCTTCATTCAAGAAACAGTAAGAGACTTCGTAAGCCCCACCCTGCGGGCGTCTCACCACGTCCGTTTTAAACGCGACTGGTGTTTTTCGTTCTAATCGGTCTAAATACTTTGTGATTGTTTGCAGTAAGTTCTTATGTTGAATCCCCAGTTCATCAGCAATCAATCGGGAATCGACAACTAAGGTGTCATTCTGTGTGGTAATGTCAAGAATAGCCATTGTTTACTCCGTATAAGTAAGTTGTGGTTAGACCCGTTCAAAAGCCAAAAACTTTTGGCGGGTTGCCTATTTATATTATAATACAAACCCAATATCTTCACCAATAAAAATAACCCAACAATTAATAAATCATCGGGTTAGTGTTGTCCAATTTTAATCAGTGTGCATCATTATTATAGCACCCTATTCAAAGGTTTTCTTTCTGGAAATAAATCTTTAATTGACCTGACAGCATCAATATAAGACTTACCGAGGTATGTTCCATTCTCTCCAAAACTAACAGGGATATCAGAAACCGCCCACCACCCAGACCGACCTCTGAACTCAACATACCAATAACCATATTGGGTATTTTCTCCCGTTGTTTTGGCTATTAGATTATTTAATTGTTCTGTTTTTGTTTGCATTCGCAACATCATTTCCTCTCTAATTTTTCCTTGAAGTTCCCAGATATCTTTTTTTATAATGTCGTTCATCTGATTAGCCAATCTCATCTTGTACCCTGAATCCGTAGCATTCTCGTACTCGGTTATTAAATTTTTTAATGCTTCCGTATCCATCATCCCACCTCAAAAGTAACAACATTCCACTTCAATTCTACCTGTAATTCTACCTGTAATTTTACCTGTTCTGATATCCATTTGTCCATACACGAATTAATAAAAACAGGATAATCATTACGAGATTGTAGCCATTGTTTAGGATACTTAACTTTCAATTCCTTAATCGTGAAAGTTTCCTCGGATACGGTAACTTCACGATCCAATGCAATCAGTTTAATTTTAGTTGAATTATTCATAATAAAAAGGGACTGGGTTGTGTTGGTGTTGCATTAAATACAATCTAATGCCCTCCCGGGTAAGAGATTGTCTCAGGTTTGATTGCCGTCGTTAGTGTTTGAATTACTTGCATTGGTAGATACCCCTTTTAGCTTCTTTATTATTGCAATAGCTTTTTGATGTTCTGAAGCTAAGTGTTGATATTTTTCTTGAATATTTACTAATTGTTCAGAAAAATTAGAGTTAGTTTTCTCCTGTAGCGCGGCTATCTTTTCCCTGAGTTCGTTGTTTTCAACCTCAAGCCTGTTTAAATCATTCTCCCTATAATTAGCCTCCCTCTGAAGGCTTTTAATTTCACTTTGTAATTCAACTATAACCTTGATGTTTTTGGTATCAAAAATTCTATTGATAGCAATACCAATTACACTACTACCACCCAACAGAACGGTAATCAAACCAAATACTGATTGAATCGTTTGGTCTGTAGTAGCTGTTGTTGTATTTGATTGGAGAATAACATGAAAAAAAGACATCAACATTTTGATTACGAGGGTAATTAACTTTTGTAGGCATATTTAATTGATAACATAATCTCTGCAAGCATTGAAGAAAACACCCCGCAAGCTAAGGAAGATATACTGCCATTTTGCTTGATTCCTACAGACAAAAAGAAAACTACTATAAACAATACTGAAAGGATGTGGCAGATATTTAAAAGAATATAGCAAGCAGTCCAAACAGAGGAGCTAATTTCACTACTAAACTCTTTCTTGAACTTGTAGACGAAACACCAACAAATTATCCCGCCAATCCCCACCCCAAGGGTGATAGCGTTTAAAAAATCAATACTCTCATTTATCCATCTAATAGATGTTTCTAATGGGGTAAAAATCATTCCAAACAATCCCACCAGAATCATCATCAGGAAATGATGATTAAAAAATAATGCCTGAACTATATATTTAATTCTAAAAACAGGGCGTGGCATATTGCAATATTTACCCCCTCTTTCTAAAATCGTAAGACTCACCCTCTTTTTTTCGCTCTTTGAGTTTTTTGCTACGTTCATAGTGATGCCCCAATACAAGGAATAGCGATAAAAAACTTACAATAATTTGAATTATTAAAGTTGATATTTTCATATTATCAAACTTGTCATAACCTATCTTGTTAAAGCTGTCAAACAATAACATCAATCCGTTATTTATCAACAGAGTAGATGACAAGTATTGATTCAACTTTCGGTTATCAAATATCAAGGAAAATCCATTAATAATAGAAATCAGTCCGGCAAAGAAAAGCAAGAAGGCATAACCGGACTGGTTGAAAGGGAGCGAAAAAATTGATATTGATATCATTCTATTGGTGTTAATGGGTTGTTTTTTGACGCTTCAATTGCAGCTAGTTCTGCCGCTTTTCTGGTGGCTATTATTCCCATTGCCTTAGTAACCAAAGCAATTTTTATCCATTCCATCCGCTCTGAAAATCCAGGAAACTCGACTTCTAATTCATTGGGTGTTCCCAAATTTAAGATACCTTCACCGGAACTTGTCCCTAATACCTCTCCAGTCTCAAGATTGACAATTGAATATTGGTGGCACAGTTCAATTACAACATCCAACAAAATCCCACTCACGGGAATCTGTTGGCTTTGTAATACAAAAAAATGGTCTTTTTTTTCAATAGTCATGATTTTATGCCGTGTAAATTACTATTATTTTAACTGGTTTGCTCAATATGGCAGCACTACTGGTTGGGTTATTCGCTATATTAATTGTTCCTGAACTTGTCGATATATCGAAATAATATCCAGCATTATACTGATGAGATTGTGTTACATAACTTGATGTTCCATATTCCACCAAAGCGGATATAGATATAATTTTAGAAGCCGTAACTCCGTGAGTTATTGCTACAGCCCCCCCTTGAGTTGCAGCAGTAGTTCCCGTCAAAACTTTAATCTTAATCCCTGGATGATTAGCATCACCCCCTAAAGAACTGAAACCACCAATGTATTGATTCCCTCCAATCCCCTGACCGCCAGGGATTATACTAGCTCCCGTGGTGGGAGAGGTTGAAGGTGTTGTGGAATTAGTTGATATCACACCTCTTAGGTAGGTATTAGTGATATCTGAATCACCAATTGTTACGGTGTTTGAGCCGTTACCAGTGGCGTTGTAGCCAAAAACTTGCTCATTTGTTGCATTCTGGGTTCCCTTGGTATTCATGCCGAAGAAACAGGAGTTATTTGAGACAGTTAATCCCGTAATCCCGTCAGCGATGTAACGTCCTGCACCAACTCCAAAACCTGCCAAATTACTCCCTGTTATATTGCTGAAAAGCGCACCAACTCCAGAGGCAGTTAAATTATTTCCTGTAGTGTTATTTTCTAAAGCCCCAACTCCAAAAGCAGACGAATTATTCCCTGTGGTATTAGAACGAAGCGTATTAAGTCCAGCGGCAGTTAAACTACTCCCTGTAATATTGGACAAAAGCGCACTAACTCCAACTGCCGTTGAATAATTCCCTGTAGTATTATTTTGTAAAGCCCCAGTTCCAAAACCTGCCATACCAATACCTGTGGTATTGGCCTGGAGCACACTAACTCCTGTTATTGTATTTGTGCCTAAACTCCCCCCTCCTCTCCCAATAGGAATCAAATTATAAGAATTGGCACTAACAGTACCAGCAAAAATAGCACCCGTAACCCCTAAACTAGCGACCCTTAAAGCCCCTGTAGTTGTTGATGTTGATACCGTTGCGCTAGTTGAAATCAAGTCCCCTGTGATAGTCCCACCTGCCAATGAAAGATAGGAATTAATATCAATAGAATAAGTCCCATCCCCTGTTTTTTTTAGGAATCCTGGGGTGTCGGATAACGATTGAATAGCAATTAATTCGTTGCCGATACTGTTAGTTGAAACCGCAGTTACTTGACCCTTAGCATTGACAGTAATAGCAGGAATTGAACTAGCACTACCGAAAGAACCAGCATTACTATTGACCGTTGCCAGTGTTATCGCACTTGTAACATTGGCTGAACCATCAAAAGATACTGAATAACTAGCATCCCCCGTTGTTGCAATTGTCCGTGGCGTGGTTAGTTTTAAAGCCTCTCCCGCAGTAGCAGAACTTGATATCTCAACATAAACAGAACCCGACCATCGGTAAACTTTATTAGTCGTTTCATCAACGTAAATCTTTCCAGTTTCACCCGTGCCTGGGAACCCGGCAAGGTTTGTATAACTCAGGACATCATCAACATAAGACGGTAAAAGCCCAGATGAAATTGTGCCAGACGCGGCGTTTAAACTTGTTAAAACTTCGTTGCCAGTAGATGCGATCGCACCAACATCAGAAGCGGTTAAACTAATCTGATTTTTTGGAACTTTAGTATTTGAATCCAAGGTAGCCACACCATTAGCCATTGCCTTCTCTAATTGCAAAACAATCAAAGAATAATCAATATCCGAAAACATTCCCATGTTAATATCCTCTCACCAATCGGACTGATTTACCATTAGAAATTACTAACTCAATGGCGGGGTATAGAACATTATTAATGGCTTCAAAGTTTAGATTTTCACCGGATGAAAATGTTAATCCATTAATAGTTACATCCCCTACGAGTACCTTTAAATAAATGAAATAACTACCAGTTGCAATTGTTGTATTTGTTGTTAGCAATCTACAATCTAACTCGGCGGTTATTGTTGGTAAAGAGACTGGGACTCTACCACTTGATAAAGATGGAAGTTTGGCGTTGATCGCACCAAGTGTTGCTTCTTTGGCAAGTGTGGAAACAGCCGCAGATCCCCCGTCGTTTGAGATAGCACGATAAATCTCCCAGTAGGGAAGTGTCTGTGCCGGGTTCTCCAGGGCTTCTATTTGCTCTTTAATTAAAGCAGCCGCCTCCGTTTGCTGTGTACTAATATCAGGCATCTTTCAAAAATAGAAGGATTTATAATTAATTTTAACCCCTCTTTTATTGATTGCATTTTTAATTTAAGAAAATTCACCCCAGGACTAAAAGCATAATTTATAAAATTATCCCAAGACTAAGGCATAATTTTTAAAATTATCCCAAGACTAAGGCATATTTTTTAGCCGAGTTTTCAATAAAACTCAAAATATCAGAATCCATCTCTAAAATCCCTTGGTGAGAAATGGCTGTCACAGTGTTTGTGTAGTAATATGCGACTGTGATCAAATAATTCCCACTAGCGAAGCCTGAAGCCCCATTGACGGCAGCTACAGAGTTAATTACAGGGCTGTACAATCCCAGTTCCGAATCAGGAACAGTAGTTGCCTCTCCTCCTGATCCAGTTAAGACAATAGTTTGAGTTGCTTCGCCTAGCTGCACTGGAGTGCTAAACTTATTTCCCCCTATCCAGATCCATATATCTGTTGCATTGAAATTCCCTTTTGAATTTCCTGCAATAACATCAAGATAGTCGGATCTGATATTTGTGGGATGCGTTAGTTTAATCTCTAATTGTTTTGAAGGGCTTAACGTTACACTCCCTGCCACAATTGCTTTTCCACAACCATTTAATGTCCCGACTTTAGCCCTCAATACTTGACCTGTTCCTAACCCCGAAACTGCTAAACAAGTCCCATTCCCGTTAATGGCAACGATCTGATTGGCAGTGTTGGCAACTAAACCAAATACCCCACGCTCTCCTACTCCAATAAATGATCGCCCATTGACAATTCCCGATCCCGATAAGGCGATCGCGCTTAAACCCGTGTCAGGGACAATTCGACGTAGATCCAACCCCGCACTAATTAAATTGCCAATGATTGCAGCTACACCCGAATAGTAGCCAACCCGTTCCCCAATTGACAAGCTGACCTCTATCTGAGCATTCTCGGCTACTCTCCCCCCTAAACTTGCCACGTCAACCTGAATCTCGACAGCAACTAGATAGGCGTATCCTGGTGGCAAATCTTTCTCCAAGATCAATCCCGAATTGTTGTTGGTATAAGTAATTCTTTGATTAATCCCCGTCATTTCCCCACCGCCTGACGCGGAGGTGTCCAGAGATCCATTAGTTAAGTTAACGTATCCTAAAAATGTCAAATTGACCGCACCCGCACCAAAAAACAGATCAGTTAAGTCCGTATCTCCCCACGATATCCCTACTGATATGGATCTCCCTGCAAAATAGGGAGATGTCGTTTCATTCCTGAGCCAAAACTTGACGGGCTCCGAGTAACTTCTGTCAACCGCATAATCGGGACGGATAATAATTTCTTTTTGCTCATCCGTGAACTCAGAAAGCAACCTATCACAGCCGTTTACTGAGCGAGTCGATGTAATTAAAGTTTGGAATTCCTGGGGATAAACTTTTAACCATTGACCGTCTTGCCATTCTCTGATTTCTCCCCATTCGTCAACGTAAACCCGCATCCCATTGATTTTGTTGGCAGGGATTTGAGAGGCATTTGCCACACTTCTTTGAGTGACAAAATATTCATTTTTGTTAATTGTTAGCGTCCCAGGTAGGGTGTCTGAAGCCGAGTAAGTAGCGATCACGTAAGCAGCTAAATAGGTATTTGTCGGGGAGAATGACAACACATAGGAGACCGGATCATACCCATCACAATTACAGTCAGGCACAATTACAGTCACGCCTTGACCTGTTGTTAAACTAATGGCTGTTGGTGGGGAATACAGGTTAAATCCTTGGCGGTTCCGCATCTGCCAATATAGAGATCCTGCTACCGAACCCGTTAGGCTTCCCGAAATTACCGAGACAACCGGAGCAGGAATTTGAGAGGGAATACCAGCATAAGTTAGCATATTTTAACCTTGTACTCATTCAACCTTGTACTCATTTAACCTTGTACTCATTTAACCTTGTACTCATTTAACCTTGTACAACTTGCCATTTTCCATTGTGTTTAAAGGCGATCGCATTACCAGTAACCACCCCTTTAGCTACAAAACTTTTACCCATCCCAGAGAATACAGATCCACTACTCCCTAGGGGGTAAGCCTTGCCAATTAACACTGACTTGTTAAGACCATTTAATCTACTTAAAGTCTGAGATGCGATTTGATTTACCGTCGCCATGCTACTGATTCCCTTAATGTTCTGGTTTGGTTTGTTGCTGTTACTGTTTTCCCTCTATATCTGCCCGTAATGGAACTTCCTGAAACATTCCAAGTTGGTTGTCCATCAGATAATATTTTAAGTAATTTAGCTGCTAATTCTCTTTCTTTTGGGGATGACATTCTTAATTTCTCCGACCGGGGACAGTTGAGGGCAAAACCCCTCCTAAAGTAATTATAGTGGCATTATTGTCTACTTTTGGATCTTCTCCTTGGTTGTTATCTGAACCTTCGTTAGATGGAATGGGATCTTCTCTTGTCTCAACACGAATAGAGCGACTGTCCCACAATCCCAGTGTCAACTTTGTTCCATCCGTTTTGCAGATTGGATCTAGTCCATAGGCATTTTGGCTTCCGTCATATTCCAGTGTGTAGGAAGCCGATAAGACTCTAAATCTCCCCCGAAATCTATCCCCACTGAAAGTGCAAAAATCTCCCCCTTCAATGTTCGGGAAGTGCCAGCTAACTGTCCGGGTTTCTTGGGTACTTTGAAGGGTGTTAATTGTAAGTTGAGTTTTGGCAGCTTTTTCTGCTTGACTAAGTGTAGAGGCAGCCCCAAAACTTAGACTTTCTCCCCCTTCTGATGCCCACTTAGGGATTGAATCAGAATAGACAAAGTATCGTTTTACGGTGCTCTTTGTTATTGTAAGTGTTGTTGTGGCTTTTGGTTGTTGTTGCTCCCATGTTGTTTTCCTGTATTGAGCTTCTGGTGGCCTCCCTTGAATCTCTCGATATCGAATATTCTCAACCCCATCAACAAACCCTGCTCCCGATGCGGTTAATTCCACTATCTTCTCGGTTGAATATTCGTCGTTCTTTTTAGTCCAAATTGATTGATAATAGCTTTCTTCTCCCGTTACCAAAGCGGGGAGGGGATCTTCTTCGGTTGAGTCAGGGTGAGCCATTGTTGCAATCGAAGACGCTTGCCTAGATTCTGTCCACGCCAGCATTGGCTCTACAAAATCCATGTCGGCAGTAATTAAGCCCACTTTCAACCTTTGATTAGAACCCTCTACTGGGGGTGTAACTTTTGAGAACATCATTCGCTGCATCTGCTCGTCCATTTCATCCCAAAAAACCCACTCAATGCTGTAGGGAACTGCATCCTGTTCATAGTCTGAGCGCATTGATTTTAGATAAAAGTTGGTTACATCTTGCCTGTTTATTTTTTGAAATTTAACTACTTTCCACCAAGGATCTATTATATTCCCATTATCATCTACATCCATCTGACTTGTATCGGTGTCTCCTCCTATTTCTTCTTGTTGAAATCGGCTTAATTTCCATCCAGACGTGACAATACTTGTTAAATATTTAGCCTTTGAAGCCTTAAACTTAATCCCATCAAACCCCACACTTTCTACATAATCTTCATAATCTGGATGCACAACTAATTCATACTTTATTTCTTGTGTGTTTTGAGGTTTAGCAAGTGTGTAAATCGGTGGTTTCACCGCCTGATAGTAATAACGAGTTTCCTGAAATTCGATTAGTTTCCAGAAGTTTGCTGGATTTAAAATCATCAATCCATCGGGCGTTTCCACAAAATCTTTTAAGTAATAAGCAAACCCCCATGTTTCAACAACCTCTCTGTCTATTTGTCCGTCAATTGAGTAGGTTGTCCTCCTAACTTTCTTGGGGCCAGATTGGTCTAAGTTGCTATCTAAACTCCTTAGAATGGATGTTCCTTTTGGTGGGTTTGTTACGTCTTGGTCATATTCGTATTCAGTTTTAAGTTCGGGTTCTTTTTCCTTGAATTCGGGGGGTGCATTCGGGTCAACTTGCTCTTTGTTGCTTTCCCTTGGAGTCCAGGTTAACGCGGCTCCATTGTAATAGGGTGCAACTCCTAGCTGGTTAGAACCGTCCGCTAGTTGTTCTTCCCAACTAAAACTATAAGAGGAGCCGGAATTGATGTTTTTTAACGCAACAAACTGCCCATAATGGACGTAACAGCCATCTACTAAGGCATATTCCTCCAATACATCATCCAGAGACATCACGGAGTCTTCACCAACTTCATCGAGGAAGATGTCAAACCCGCCAGACAGATTGACACCTGCTTTGGATGCCAACCGACTCGCTGATAATGTCCCTGTAGCCATATTAACCAAAGGCTTAATTTTCACCGACCGTGAACAATAAACCTTCCACCATCCTTCTAGGTTAATTGAAACGGTATAAACATTTATTTTTTTGGTTCCTTTATATAAATATCCAGTTCTTTCATAGCTATAGCCTCCATCGGGAGCGACCCTAAATGGAATCCCGTCTATACTGATTCTTGTACTCCTAGAAGGTTCATAAACCTGTTCGTAACTGCTAATATCCTCTTCTAAAATCCCTTCATAGGTAATTGAGGCACTGGGATGATCTTGGAAGCTCTTTGTAACAGTTAATGATCCCAGTTTTATCGGAACTGGAAGGCTAGGAGGGTTTTTGACAATGTTATTTTTAAACAATCGACGGGAAACAATAGGCATAATATTAAGTGATTAATTTCAAAGATTGAATGGCCTCATCCCAGAAAAACTGACCAGGAGCAAATTCCCCCTGCGGTTCAACAAACCGTCTACCTCTCCATTCTACATAGTCGATAAACCCTAAGTCCTCCCCAATATCAAAGACGTTGAGTTGACCAATTAACTTCTGGGGTGCGGTATATTGCCCTGTCATCTCTAAAGTTTCCCCTCCTCTAATCCGGCAGCAGGAATCAGAGCAATCGATCACAATTCGCTCTCCTACTTGTCCAAAACTAAGAGGGACACCTCTATTTAAAACTTGAGATACAATCATTCCCAAGGGAACAGATACTATCAACTCACATATTACCCTGGGGATAGGCGCGTTAAATTGTACGGTTAAATTAATACTATCGGGGACGGTATTGGTCGCAAAATAGACGGTGGTATTCTCTAAATAGAATCTTTGCCCAGTCAATCTATCTGGGTTAGTAGTTTGAATGAAATTGTTTATCCCGACTCGCAAGACGGCTAAAAAAGGCAGGTCTATTTTATAGAGGGTAAAGATGGCATCAGGGGTTGTTAGCTCTATTGGGGAAGGGTTAACGCCAGGATATTTATGAAATGTTTTAGTTTGAAACAAAGGAGCTAATACCTGACTTCCTTGTGCAGACAAAATAGGAGCCGATAGATTGAATGGACTCAGGATTGTTTCAGGTAGGTTAGAATTAGAGAGGGTGAACATAAAATTAAAGACTAATAACAATATTATTGCATGAATTATCGCCAAGAATTAAAACAGACCATAGAATTGTTTGTCCCTCAAGTTGAGCAAGCATTTCTTAAAGCATTCTATTTAAAAGACCTCGACTTTGGGCGGGACTTAATGGTAGGGGAACGGACGGGTGCGATAGATTGGTACACATCCGATCTAGGATCTCTCACGGGGAACGTGATGATTTCGATGGGTTGTAGCTCCCGTTTAAATGCGGAGATCGAAAAGGCAACCGAGGCTATCTATGCCAGACACGGGATATTCTCCATTAACGAGGAGGTTGTTAGAGCGCTAGAGCTTTCAACTGCAAAGGTACAGCTAAAAGGGGAGGTTAACGCTACAACGGTGCAACAGACTTCTTCTCGGCTTTGGGTAGCAATCTCCACGTTTCAAATTGACTGTTTTATTGGGTTATGAACCTATTTTTTCATCCAATCGGCTAATCCTTCTCGGTAAGTTTTGGCGAACGCATAGCATACCGCATCGGCTAGGTTAGGCGATCGCCCGATAATGCTTTTAATATCATCTTTTTTGGTAATCATGATTGTTTTCCCGCTTTCCCACCACCGGAAGGCACAGAGTTCTTCTTTTAATTGATCGTCGGGAGGTAAGGAGATCGGGATTTGATTCTTGGGATCTAATAAGTCTCGCAGATTCCAATACCAATAAGTCCGCATATTGGCAAAGGTTAAGAGCCCACTTTTGTCTTTTAAATACTCGCCGTTCCCATCCTTCGCGGCTTCACTTCCTTTCAAGGGAATAACGTGCATTTTCATCCCCCGACAGGTATCGTGAACCGCAGCACCCACCCCAATCACGTCAATTTGTACCTTTACTCCAGTGTTTGCTATGCAGGAGGCAATCTGCTGTGCGACAATATTGCTGTCTGGGGTCTGGCTTCCATCAAATTCCCTGAGTTTATCTAGCCAGTTATCCCATCGTAAGGCCAATACTGTCTTATCTATCCCACCCCGTGCCACATCCACGCCAATATGGGACATTTTTAAGACTTGAGGATAGTCAACCCATCGCTGCATTGCCAAAGTGACCCAATCCCCAGGAATAACTTGATAGGGGTCTGACTCTGGCTCGATAGCCATATCACCATAGAGAAGTTGCGATCGCAAAGGTTCAGGGAGAGATTGTAGTACCCCTCTATACCCTGAATCTCTCAGGAAGGGATTATCGTCTAGTGTCGCGCGAATAAATGTGCGGGAACGAGGTTCTAAGTCTTCATCTCCGATTCTGATCTTCTTGGGTTTGGGATAATAGAGTTTTCCTTCAACCTTTACAGGATCAAGAGAAGAAACCTCGTGGATTTCCTTGCCAATCGTGAGATAAAAACTATCAACATCTACTTCTTGGTCTTTCCCGTTCACCCCCACAAACCAACGTAACTCACCTGGTTCGGCAAGGTGTCTCCCTGTTTGAGATTCGTATTTTGGATCAAGCCAGGGAGCAAGATACCCGATAATCCATCGCCCACTTACCTGGCTAGGTGGGTTAAAAGTAAAAATTACCCTACATTTCTGATGGGGATCTGGACTTCTGCACCAACCCGTTAAAAAGAGGAATTGCTCAAGGGAGAACTCTGTCACCTCGTCTATTGCCTTGAGATCATGCTCAATCCCTCGCCAATTTTCAATATCACTTTCATGCTGTGCCGCGCCAAACTTTAGAGTTCTCCCTCCTGGTATCTTCCTCCATAGCTTTTCGTTACTGTTGTAAGTAGCGCCACTACCCCGCAACAGTAGTCGTGATTTTTCGATAATATCCAGCAATCGAGGATACTCTCGTCGGAAAACAATTGATTTCCGGTGTTGTGTCACCGCCATAATCTGAATAATTGCGGTTTTCCCCCCACCTGCACTCCCTCCAAACCCGATAATGTCAGCAGGAGAAGACAGAGCCATTTTTTGCGGTTCACTCTTGGGTTCCCAGGGGTTCCAGTTTGCGATACTTTGCCCCACAAATCCTAACTTATCCAAGATCGAAGGATAGCCACTATGTTGTCTTTGTTTTGTCACCCATCCTCCCTGTGTAACCAATTGTGATTTTAATTTTTATACGTCCCTTTGGAGATGGTCTGGTTTCACGATATATAACAATTCTTTCCATTTTAAAACTCCGTACCTAAAACTCCATAGGAACAGTTACCCCTAAATTAATTAACCAGTTATACAACCTAGACCTATCCTTAACAAAATCATCCTCCAGTGGTTCGTTTTCCAAGTTTTCATCCCCACCCGTTGTTTCCCCTTTTGCTAACTCCTCCGCCTGTTTTAGTCTATCATTTGCTTGTTTACACAGCTTTGCCAGATCGTCTAAAGAGTAATGATTCTCAAGTCCTCCCACTTTAAATATTAAGATAGCATCCGCGATAATATCAAGTGCTAAATCTCCCGTTGTAATGGGTTCCTGGGGAAGTACCTTGGGGTCTGTTCCCTCTTCGGGATATTTATAACCTAATAATTGTTCTAGTAAACTTAAACCTGGGATTAGCTGCCCACGATAGGTGATTGGCTCCGTTGCTATAAAAAAATGATGGCGTGATTCTTGAGTTAATTGGTCAGGATCAAATTCAAAAAAATGGGCTATTTTTAAATAATGATAACGAAACCGAGGGAAAAGGTAATCATCCATTTCCTCTGGGTAAATGTGAAGCCCTGCAATGGACTTTCGTAAGTCTAAAAGATATGCAGATAGTTTCCTAGACTCTCTAATAGGCACAGGGAAAACCAAGACGAAATCCCCAGTCTGATAATTTAATCGGAAGTGTAACATTAAAGCCACTCCTCCCGACTACCTTGCCAATTAACTAACTTGATTCTATTGCCAAACAATGGCTCGAATTCACATTGTTTTAACTCCAAATATCGCCATCTTCGATCTAAGGATTCCCCTTCTTTGAAGACAAGATGAGCATCTAACTTTTCTATGGGTTCCTGTAGCTCTTGTGTCGCTTCATGGTAAATCACCTGCGTTCTAATTTTTACAGTTTGCCCAGAAAGATTAGGAGAAGCATAGATTTTCCCACCTTCTTCAACCACGATTTGAGATTGACCCGTAATCCTGTCCACTAATTCTACTGTTAGAGGCGATTTATTATCGGCGTTTGGGAAGTAATAAGCGATCGCCTCGCTATCTGGCTTAGGGATTTTAATATCGTATTTTGAAGCATTACCAGAGAGGGATAATTGCCCACTATTCCCCGATAGCCTCGCCTCTAAGAGCGTAAAGTCTGGAAATTCGGGAGTAATTGCCCATCGTTTTTTTCTGCACAATGCCGCAACTAATGGATGACCAGCTAATTTTAATTCGATTTTTTCTTCGTCAACCTTGATGGAAGAAGGTAGCACCAAATCAGGAGGGGTGTACAACTCGCCTCCCGATTCTTTTACCCAAGCTCGGCAAACTTTACCCATTAACAGAAGCGGAGATCGCCTCCATGCTTGTGGGGTGATTTGCGCTGGCTTCGGCGCCTGTTCGTGCAATAGCAGGAGGATTCGCACCATCATAAAAAACGACTTGTGAAACCACGGCAATATTCCGCCCACCAACAGGGAGAATGAAGTACGTTTTTATCTCTCCTATTTTTCGCATTTTTGCGGTTCCCGAAGCTGCTGTAGTTTGAGCCACGACAATATTTCCGGGTGTGGTAGACCCACTTACATCGTAAGTAATTGTTACCCCAGGTAAGTCAGAGGTAAGGGTTAAAACGTTGGCCGATGCCGTTCCCGAAACCAAAGCAGATGCGGAAGGAACCCCATTAATCTCCTCTAAAAGTCTTGCTGCAATTACGGTGGCAGTATCTCCCGATTGTTGAACATAGGAGACAATAGCGTCGTTTGTCCCATCACTGATGCCTATCAAGTAATCATTTCCCGTACTCCCGGCTGTGATGGTGATGGTATTCACTTGAGATACCGCACCACCAAAATCTGCCCAGGCTTCTAACACATCTTTTACTACTCCCCCTTCGGTAATTTGTTTCCGCACCTTTTTGAAGGGGATTGTCACTACCAGGTCGGGTTGGGAAGCAGGATAGCTGATTGAGCCAATTGAAGAAGTCATGTTTTGAGATTAAATATAAATTAACAATATTATAATTATGCCTTAAAATTGAAGATAATTCTGCAAGAAAAAATACCAATAACTTTAATATAAAATGACCGCCCAATCATCCGAGACAACAAAAAAAGAAACCACCACAGAGATTGCGAACCGTTATCGGGAAGACTCTCGCGTCATGATGCAAGCGTTGGCGGAGAGTGCCGACGCAAATTCGATGCGAAATCCTCTCCCTGTAACGGGAAGAATCCAACCTTTCTCCCAGCAACAGGTCGAGAATTGCTTGGCGGACGCGATCTTAAAGCGGATAGCGTGGAGCCTTCCATCTTCGTCAACCCAAAAGATGTGGCAGTTATCCTTGGGGGATGATTTCTCTAGTAAGGTGGGTTCTAAATTAGTCCGCGATTACTATGCTTATCACGAAAGACTAAAAACTAGATCACAATTTAGAAAAGCCTTACAGTTCTCTCGTTCTCACGGCGGGACAGTTATTATTCTCAAGATTAATGACGGGAGACATTATTCCGAACCCGTTAACGAAGGCAAGATTAAATCAATTTCTGGGTTAATTGTTCGTCACCGATGGCAAGTTGCTCCTTCGGTGAGAACGGCTGCGAGTATATTTGACCTTGATGATATTGAACATTATGAAATCCTAACAATTGACCAACAAATAAAACAAAAATTACTGTTTAACGAAACAAACTCTAAGCAAGATGATCGCCTTATTCATCGGTCTCGAATCCTTCGGTTTAATGGGGCATTAATGCCTGATGATTGGATGATTTCTTACAATAATGGATGGGGGTTGAGTGTCTTTGACGAGGTTTGGAAGTATTACAAAAACTATACAAATGGACTCAATGCAGTAGGTGAATTGATTAAAACCCAATCGGTTTTACAGCATTCTTTTGAAGGGCTACGGGAACTGATGATGGCATCTGATGAAGAAAGTATTGCAGCTATTAAGCAAACCATGAAATCAATTCGATTAATGTTTGATTTATATGGCATGGTTCTCCATGACTCCCGTGAACAATTCAACTGGAACGCCCGTCCCCTCGCCGGGATGGATTCACTTGTGCAAGTACAAAAGGATGGGGTCACGGGGGCCTCTGGAATGCCTCACACGATAGTTTGGGGGGAAAGCCCTGGTGGGTTGGGGCGTGATGGCAAGGAAACCCAAATAAACTACGCTAACTCGGTAGCAGAGTACCAGGGAGAGAATTTAGATCCTAGTGCGGCTATTCTTGATCGCTATATCTTCTTGGCCAAAGACGGCCCCACAAAAGGCAAAATCCCCGACGACTATCAAAGGCAGTATCCCTCAATTTTGAGAATGACCATTGAGGATCTTCGCTCTGGACGCTTATCTGATATTCAAGCCTTAGCTTCAGGGATTCAAGCCGGATTTATTACGCCCAACGAAGCTCGGACAGTACCTTCTAACTCCGATTGGTGGCCAGAATTTAACATTGATCAAAAAGCATGGGAAGAAGCCAGGAAGAAAGCAGAAGAACAAGCAAACTCCCTCGGTGGTTTTGATATGGGGGCGTTAGGAGGAGAGGAAGCTGCCCCACCCACCGAAGAACCTGCTCCTGTTGAAGAAGAACCTATAACTCAAATGGACAGTGCTGCTTACACCCCAATAAAACGGGTTCTTAATTGGCACGGGCTATCTATTGGGGTCACTCACGACAAAGGGGATCTTCGCTATAACAAAACAATGAAGGCAGGGTATGGGCATATTAGACGCAGCTACGGACACGCGGAGGACGCGAAAGCAATCGACGTTTACATCAAAAACCCGAACTCACCAAGTCTCTGGAAGGTTCGGCAACTTAACACAGCAACAGGGGAGATTGACGAAACAAAGTATTTTTTGGGTTTTGATTCCCCAAAAGAAGTGCGCGATTGCTATTACTACCATGCCGGATTAGATCGTTTTGGGGGAGTAGAGAAGTGCGATCCTACGGAGTTAAACCAATATCGCCAAGATGTAGAAGACTCAGAGGAAGTTGACGAAGTTTATCAAGGAAAGATATTAACAGATATAGCAAATAGAATCAATGTCCAAGCTCAATTAGATTAGTTTAAAATTAATTAGTTTCTGAATACAAATTAGCCAACCTATTTTATTTTACTAGGGTTGACTAAGTTGTCTAAACCGTCACAAGAAATCTTTGTCAGTTCCAGATTTACGGGCTACGTAAATCTATGTATGGGTCAAGGTAACTCGGTAACAATTGGCACTTGGATGACACTACCAAAACTAATCGTTGTCCCGTGTTTTTAGATAGATTTAGCGATCGCCGCTTATCAAGATTTGCGACTTAGTAGCTATCTTCTCAACATAGAATCCACTCGGAAGGATAACTCGGCAATTTGATCAATTTGTCGAGGGGTCAATTTTACGGCTTTCTCCGCCTCTAATGCTTCGTTGCATACTTCTATCATCTTCTCTACAAACTCACGCTGCCACGGGCTTAGTTTTGCCCTCTCAATTGATTCTAGTTGGTTGAGTACCTCCTGGGTTTTCTCAACTCCCTGTGGACGAGGTATCCACCGCACAAATTGGTCACAATCCAAGCAGACCAGTTTCTTGTAATAAGGGGGTTTGGTTTTCTGCTCTTCCAGGTTTAGAGATCCACAATGCGGACACGGTGGATTTGATGAGATTAGAGACGGGGGCATGATTTTATTTTTGATTGTGGGACACCCCGGAAAGATTCTTTCTCTCTGGGTTTTCATTATAGCAAAATCCTGCCCACCCCTCCCTCAAAAAAAATCCGCCATTATATCTACTGGAGGAGAGTGTTCTTCTTTAAAGGCTACACACTCATTTTAGTGACCCTGTATATTTGTCTTTCCAAAATATAACCTTAACCTGTGATCACACTGAATTTGATCACACTGAATTTTGATCACAGTGTTTGTATTAATCTTCTATTATGTTTTGGTGTGACAGCGATTATCTCGTTGTTTGTATCATAGCTTGATACCATTTTAAGAATTCCTTTATAATGGCTAGATAAAGCCCCCCATAAAGATTACAGCAATTTTTTGAATGTTTTACTAAATAACCAAGTAGCTATATGGTTATAACGCTATGTAGTTACTGAGTTGTATTGGGGTATGGGTATATAGCAACTGTTGTGTCCGATCACACTGAATTTTTAAGGGCAAAAAAATCTCACATCACCAAACAATTTATTTTGATATGACCTGTCACACCAAAAAAAAATAGAGTCAACCTTGAGGGAGAAGTGAGATCGGGCGAAGGTAGCTCAGGGTAAATTTGGACAGATTTTGAATAAAGA